GGCCAAGTAGATTTCCCTGAAGCTACTGAGGTAATCCTTCAGGAAACGCAGGAGACCGAAACAGAAGCTAAGCAGCGTGTATCTTGGAAGACTAGGTTTAAGAACTTTAAGGCATCCACAGATAAGACTATCTCTACCCTTAGGAAAGAGAACTCTCGATTAGCTACCGAATCTCTAGGTCTTAGGAAACAAGTAGATGAACTCTCCACCAGGGTTGCCAGCTTACAGAGCAGCAACACAGATATCTTCAGTGGTATTATTACAGATGAAGACTCTGAAGCTATCGGAGAAGAAGCAGTCGATATCGTGAAGCGTACTTCACAGAAAGCAGTTGAAGCATCAGTAGCACCTCTCAAGGAGAAACTCCGACAGCTCGAAGCTGAGAAAGAAGCTGAAAGACTGAGGAAGATTGAGCTGAGAGAGAAGCAGGAATACAATTACTTCCTAAAGGATCTGGAGAAGATCGTACCTGACTATGAGGTAATCGATCATAACCCTAAGTTCCTTGAGTTCATGGACGAGATTGATCCTAGCACTGGTGATAAGCGCATGGATACCTTTAAGAGTGCTGAATCCTACCGGGATGCAGACCGAGTTGCTGATTTCTTCTTGGAGTTCAAGAGGACATTGCCCCGCAGTAAACGAGAAAGACTTGAGGAAAACATTACACCTACAGGTACATCAGGAGCAGGAGATGTTATTAGTAACGTAAAGCCTGAAGAGGGGTTTACTGCTACAGAGGTAGAGAAATTCTTTAATGATGTGACCCGTGGTGTTTATCGAAATCGAAAGAAAGAAGCAAACGATATTGAAAATCGAATAACAAAAGCTTATATGGAAGGCCGTATAAGGTAAAACATAATGGAGAATTATAATGGCTAATGGACCTACAAGATCACTTGCTGCAGCTACCAGTTACACTGTCGGTGGAGTATCGACTAACTATCCGACTTATGCATCTGATAGTACCTCGAAGTTCACCCCGCTGATCTTCAGCAAGAAAATGCTTTAATTACGGAGCATTTAAAAGTTCTTTAAATAACGGAGTAAAATCCGATGGAAGGTTATAGTCACTAATAGGAGACTAGATTGAAAACCACCAGCAGAGACTAAACAAGAACAACTCGAAAGAGTAAATGATAGTCCGATGATTAATTGAATAATATCAATTAGTTACCACGTAACTTCTACGAAACAACCGCTTTTAACATGATCTCTAATACTGATTGAAACTTGATGATCAGTTTAATTGTAAGCTAGATAACGGAGTAAAATCCGAGGGAACCTCAGGGACCCGCAGAGACTAAACGCTTACATATCGAAAGATAAAACGATAGTCCACATTGATCAAGGTGAGATTAATTAATTTGGTCTCGTAACTCTCTTAAATAACGAGGTTAAACTCGATGCAATGTGTGACTCCAACAGGAGCACATTATGATATTCTTTTCTAGATACAACACTGACACACTCGCCTATAAGCTTCTGAGTGGAAAACTCAGGGAGAATAGGAAACACTCTGAACAACTTAATAAATATGTAGCTGGTTTGATCGATACTGACGGATGCATCTCTTTGTTTTTTTATAAGACAAGGGCTACTGGAAAGCAGAGATTATCTGTAGTATTAGACATCACCCAGAGCGCAGCAAACGACCCTGACTTCGAATGCTTAAGAGCATTAAGAAACTTTTATAATCTCGGTAGTGTATCTTTTTCTATTCCCGAAAGCGAGAAGAAGACCTCTTGCTGTCATTGGGTATTAAGAGACAAAGATGCTAAGATACTTTTTAATAGATTAGGAAAGCACTTAAGGCTAAAGGGAACCCACTTTGATAATATGGTTTGGGTTTCTGATCAGCATAGCGAGATAGAGGATATACCAAATAAGGTTGTTGAAGAGTTGAAAGAGTTTCGAGAATGTTCTAGAAATAACACAAGTTACTTAAAGATGCCTAAGCATTTATCATGGGCATATGTGGCTGGAGTTATCGCAGGGGATGGGTGTATAAGACTATCCCAAAGAGAAGGACACAAATCTCCCGAGATTAAGATGAAGATCACTCAGAGTGAAAGAGAGATTAACTTTCTTAAGTTATTCAAAAGAGATTTTAAAGGAAGTATATACAGCAACAGGTCATGGATAGACTGGGAGAGAAACCTAGGATTAAGTGATTCCTCATTTGCTGTCCCTTTTCTTAAGAATATCAGAAAGTATATAGTTCATGAAAGGAAGTATCGTCTTATAAATCAGATACTAGATATTCATGAATCACACAGGCAGCAGAGACTAAACAGAGAGAACTCGAAAGAGTAAGTAATAGTCCAATATTCTAAAAGAATATATGCAAAGCTCAGGGCGATAAGGTCCTGATTCGTCAGACACCCGTTATCACTGTAAGTGATTACACGGTTGGTAAGACTCTGGAATATATGGTTCCTGAGATTGCCAACATTGAATTGAGCATTGATCAGGCTAAGTCTTGGTCCTTCAGGCTTGATGATATTGATGCAGTTCAGTCCGATTTGGATCTGATGAACAAGTTCGCAGCTGATGCTGGTGAGCGTCTGAAGATCTCGATCGACACTGATTGTTTCAGCTACATCTCTACTCTGGCTCATGCAGACAATATCGGTGCTACTGCTGGTAAGATCTCTGCTAACATTAATATGGGTGGAGCTGGTGCTGGTGTTGCTGTAACGAGCACTAATGCTACTGATCTCATCGTAGATATCAATACGGTTCTTGATGAGCAGAACATCCCTTCAGCAGATCGTTGGGTTGTTCTTCCTGCATGGTTTGTTGCCCTCTTAAAGAAAGGCGACCTCAAATCGGCAGATATCACTGGTGACTCGACTGGTTTGATTCGGTCGGGGGTCATCGGCATGGTTAATTAACTATTGACCCCTTAAGCTGAGAAGCTTATTGAATAATTGGGTGAATTGCTGGAAGGCTAAAATATGATAGCTATTGAAGAGATAGTGAAGGACAAGGATAGTCGAACTAAGTACAAAGTTAGATGTACTAAGTGTGGATATAGATTCCAAGTCAGAGTCTCTAGATACAAAGAAGATGCAAAGTGTAAAGCTTGTTCAACTACAGAATCAAATATAGATCGTACAGGTGATCATAAAGGTTCTGGAGTTATATCTAAAACATTCTACAACAAGTTTAAGAACGGTGCTAAGAGAAGAAATGTACCTTTCGAAGTTACGGTAGATTACTTAGATAGTCTTTGGACAGGAACATGTGCGTTATCTGGAATGACAATAACAGCTCCTACCAAAACGGACGGAAATGGAAATTGTCAAACCGAGTATACGACCGCATCTTTAGACAGGATAGATTCTAGTCTTGGATATATAATTGGAAATGTGCAGTGGGTGAATAAGCACATCAACATTATGAAGAATGGGTATAGTCAAGAAGAGTTTATCTTTATGTGTCATCAAGTTGTATCATGTCATGCTAATCAGCAGCCAAGCGTGCTAAATGGAAATAGAAAAGTAAGCACGAAGGTTCAGAGACTAGAGGGTGAGGATAATCCTACCAATAACCCCTCCAAGAGTGCCCGACTTCCTGAATAAGGAAGATGATATAGTCCGATACTCCTTTGAAAAGAGGAGAGTGTAGGATAAAGAGCCTACATATAACTAATGGATAGAACAATGATCATTCAGAGTAATCTGCTTCCCCATGTTACTGATGGCGCTAATGAGGCTTTCTATATCATGGGTGGAACTAAAGAGGCTCTGACCTTTGCTAGTCAGTTGGTCAAGACTGAGTCTCTGATGATCCCGGATTCATTCGGAACCTACATGCGTGGCCTGTCTGTATATGGCCGTGCGGTTGTACAGCCNGAAGCCCTNGTANCACTGTACGCTTATAAGGCNTAATAAAGATACCCCCTCACGCCGAANCCNAAAGTTCCACTTCTNAGTGGTAAGGCGCACCCCGAGGGGTCACTACCTAAAGCCCCCATAGAACCATAGAGGATCTGTGGGGGCTTTTTTATTTGGAGAACCAATGTCTAGAAAAGAGTCAGTATATGTAATCAGGAAGTCTAATGGAGTAAGGTTCTGTGTAAAGAAGGACTACTATGAGAAGTACAAGGATGAGTTCTATTTGGATAAAGCCCTGTTCAAGAAAGATCCAGAAGCTGTTGAACCGACACCTGAAAAGAAAGCTGAAGCAGAGGTTAAAGTTAAGGCTAAGAGGGTTAAGAAAGCTACAACTAAGGAGTAATAGATGCAATACTTAAAGATGGCTCAGTCAGTTAGAGAGCACATAGGCCTGCAGGGTACTGGGCCATCTGCAATTACGGCTATAGGTGCTGAAGGCCAGATGCTCCATATGGTACGAGATGCTTGGGCAGATCTGCAGAACATGAGAAGTAACTGGAAGTGGATGAGGGATACCAAGTCCTTCGCTACTGTAGCTGGAACTACTGTATATACTCCTCTTACTATCTTCGGGCCTAATCATAGGTTCAAGAGGTGGTATCCAGATACCTTCTATATTACTATAAGTGGTAAGAAGAACCTGATGACCTATTACAACTATGACTACTTTACCTACTTACATAGGAATGACACAGTTCAGGGAGAGAGTACTCACTTTACCATTAGGCCTCAGGACAATGCAGTAGTAGTTCCCTTACCTAATGCAGCCTACTGGATAGAGACTACATACTATAAGAGCAATCAGGAACTTACACTGTCTACCACAGAACCAGAGATTCCTGCAGATTACCATCCATACATAGTCTATGAGGCTACTGCAAGATACGCCCTCTCTATAGGATTACCACACGTATACCAAGAATATGCACAGAAAGCAGTAGAGATGCTAGGGAATATAATGAGAGAACATAACCCTAGGAAAATCTTTAAGGTTAGAGGAATAGCATGACTACAGCCAAGCAGATCAATATAGCTCCTGTTAGTACATACAATGTAGTGTTTGACTCTGGAGTTAACGAGGCTGTATCCTCTATTGAGATGAAGCCTGGGGATCTCCTTGCTGTACAGAACTACTATATCACTGAGGGTGTATCTAGTGGATACGTATCTCTCTCTGGATATGAGATATATGATGGACAACCAGCACCATCTGCTCAGGTACTTGTAGCTGGAGATGATACATTAAGAGAAGCTAGAAGAACTGCTATCCTTGATGTAGGAACAGCGTTGGTAGTGTGTGAAGGTCCTGTTCTAGGTATCTATGTATTTGAAGGAGTACTCTATGCCTTTAGGAATAAGCTCGGCGGAGCTACTGCAGGAATGTTCAAGGAGACAGCTACAGGCTGGGAGGAAGTAGACACATCAGCCAATCCATTAGCACCTGGAGGAGTATATAGCTTCATCACCTACAACTTCAAAGGGACTGCTACAGGTAATAAGATGTGGTGGGCTAATGGTGTAGACAAGGCGAGATCTTATGATGGTACTACTGTAAGAGTGATGGATAATGTTGGTATGGATCCAAACGATAAGCCAGAGTTTATAGCATCACATGCGGACTGTCTATGGCTAACGTATCCTGGAGGTTCAGCTCAGCACTCTACAATTGGCATGGATCATAACTTAGATAATATAGAAGGGACCTCTGATGATTGGGAGGGATTGAATGGTGCTGGATATTGGGATGTGGGTGGAGATATCACAGCCATTAAGAGCACTGTAGGTGGTACACTAGTCTTCTTTGGTAGGGACTTTATCAAGACTCTGACGACCGAGGGTACTGAAGCTGATTGGGTAATGAAGACCTTCTCAGATGCTCTAGGAGCATACCCCTATACAGTAGATAAACTCTTTGATACTCTTATCTTCATGAGTGACATGGGAATCACTACTCTTAGTAGTGCTCAAGAGTTCGGTGACTTCGGTGCTAATACAATCTCAGAGAAAGTAAAGAGAACTCTATTCAGAGACAAGGCCCTTATAACCTGTGCAGTAACTATAAAGAGATTGAATCAATATAGGATATACTTTAGTAATGGTACTGGTATCATCTTCTCTTATTACAATAAGAAACTAAAAGGTGCTACTTTTATAAAGTACCCTAACCCAGTATATACAGTAACTGAGGGTATGGATACTGCAGGAGACTTACAGCACTTCTTCACTTCTGTATCTGGTAAGGTTTATCATGCAGATATTGGTACCTCATTCGATGGTGCTGAGATAGCGCATTCTTTTTCCACAGCGTACTTTCACTACGGTTCCCCTAGAAACTGGAAGAGATTCTATAGACTTACTTTTGAGATAGAATCCATAGATACTATCATCTTTAGTATAAGGGCTGGATATGACTACGGAGGTGCTGCTTATCCTACAGCAGCTGAAAGACAGTTCACAGTAGATAGTCAAGGCGATAACTGGGATGAGGGCCTGTGGGATGAGATGATATGGTCTGGAGGTGCTGTAGTTAATAGGATCTTCTATGACTTGATGGGTATCGGAAGTAATATGAATATCTCTGTAAGATACGCATCTAAGTACGCTAGTCATCATACCTTTCAGAATATGATAGTCGACTTTCAACAGCTGGGGCGGCAGATGTAAGTATGGGAAAATACTCAAGAAAATATCTAAGTGATGAGGAGATAAGTTTTATAGATGCAAATTGGGACTCTATGACAGTTGCTGAGATAGCCTTATCTATTTCTTGGAATCCTAATACGTTAAGACAAAAAATCAGAGAGAGGTATGGTAAGGGAAAGACAACGAAGAGGGTTTGTGCTGTTTGTGGTAAAGAGTTTATTACAAGATATAGAGCATATTATTGTGGTGAAGCGTGCTCATTAAAAAAGGATGCAGCTGTAGCTAAGACCCAACGAGTTCTCCCAGAGAAGAGATACTCTTCGTATATATCTGGTGCTAAGACTCGTGGATATGAGTTCTCACTAACGTTTGAAGAGTTTATGATATACTGGCAAAGAGATTGTGTTTACTGTGGAGACCCTATTGATACGATTGGGTTAGATAGAGTAGACAATACTATAGGGTATACTATAAGTAATGTAGTACCTTGTTGTACAACTTGCAATAAGATGAAAAGTGCACAGACTACTGAAGACTTTCTTGAACATATATCTAAAATCGCAGGGAGGCAGATGTAAATGCCAAGCGTATACTATACTAATATAGGGAAGGAGGTAGTAGCAGGTGATGTAGCATTAGCTAGTGATCTGAATAGTGTGAATGATGATACAGATTATGGATTTGCTCAGGTAGCTGAGGATATAACTAATATTGAGTACCTCTCCCCATACTACTCAGCACTTGCTCAAAAGTGGGCAGAGAATCCTGAGAATGTAGAAGTAGTTCCTGGATCTTATAGTGCTCTACACTGGGCTGCTAAGGCTGATGCTGATGCTATTCAGACTGCAGCTGACAGGGTTCAGACAGGACTTGATGCTGCTAGTGCCTTTGATGATGCTGTAGCTGCTGATCTCTCAGCAGATGCTGCTCTAATAAGTGAGCAGAACGCTGCTGATAGTGCCGCTATCTTTACTCCTACAAATATACTAAATGATCTGATAACTGTAGATGGAACTGGTAGTGGATTAGATGCTGACCTTTTGGACGGTGAGCACAGTACTTACTTCTACTATAAGAGTAATATCTTAGGTACTGTCTCTCAATCTGGGAAAGTGCCTACAGGTGCTATTATAGAGAGGGGAAGCAATTCTAACGGAGAGTATGTGAGGTTTGCAGACGGGACTCAGATATGTGTCATAAGTATAGCAGACAGCACAGGTAGCTACACATGGACATATCCGGCAGCGTTCATAGCAATTCCAATAATCGCTAGTCAGGCAATATACTCTAGCGATACTACTTTTGTCCTTAGTGGATACTCTGGTCTTAGTGCTTCAAACGCAATAATTAAAACTTTTAATGTTTCTGCAGGGTCTATAACTCTTAGATTAACAAGTATAGTCCTAAGAATTTTAACTATAGGGAGGTGGTTCTAGTGATTACTATAAGGATAAATCCTGTACGAGCTGATGAAGCCTCGCTAGTAGTTATTTGGAACTCCCCCGTTCTTACTATAAATAGTAATACTTATGATCTTAGTGAACTTCCCGATGAAGCTACTGCAGAGCATCCACTACTAGGGGTAGTTACTCGTCTCGGATCAGACTATACGATAACTCTTACTATCCCTCATGGACCTACAGCTCCCTATGAGACCAGGTTCCCATCAGATATAGTGGTCCTTACTGATGGAGAGGTTACTATGCCATCATACAACTAGAGGTGATATGAGCTGGATAACAGAAGCTAAGGTGGTAACAAAAGAACAAAGACTTTTAGAAGAGTTTCTAGAGCTTACTACTAGGAAGAGAAGAGAGGCTATCTTAGCAGCTAGAGATTCGTCAGAATTAAAGCAGTATACAGTTGCTCAAGCTACTACCTACGTAAATAATAAACTAGATGCAGCTACCACAGTAGCAGCTATGAAAGAAGCAGTTAGAGACATA